TATACCCGGCGTAGTCGCCGCGTACCGCAGGCGCGCAAAGTTGCTTAACAGCCTGCGCACCGCAGTCACAAGTCTGTGGCATATCGTAATCGACAAGCCGCAGAAATCGGTCAAAGGCCTTTTGGCACGAAGGGCACTTGTAAGAATAAACTGGCATGATAATCTCCCACGGATTACGGTTGAGTAACGCCGGGGAGTTTCGGTGTCGCCATCTTCAGCCGCAATTCTTGAAACTTCATTGCATGTTGAGCAGCTGCGAACTCCCCCTTGCGCTTGAGTTCTTCGAGTTTCGCGGCGGTTTCAGCTTCTTTGAGCTGCTTATCCATCGCAAGCATTTCCATTTTGACCTTCTGCTCAGCCTGCGCTGCTTCGAGATCGGCCTTAGCCTTGGCATCAGCGCCATTGCCCTGCGGTTGCGGGGGCTGCATCTTTTTCAGATCGTCCTCAACCTCCGGCCCGAAGCGGTAGCGACGGGTGACAGCCAGGAGGATTGACTTCGCAGCGTCGAACGGCATAGTACCTTGCTGAACAAGCGGAGCTACGCCGTTCATGAACTGAGCCACAGCGTTAAGGAATTCCCCCATGTTCTGTTTGTCCTCAGTTGCCTCAGCATCGACAGTCGAATTCGTTTCAATGTCGATGCGATAGTTACGCTGAAGGTCATTAGCCAGCAACCCTATGATCTCTTCCCACGAGGGAAGTTGAGCAGCGGCCATGAGCTGCGGCGGGGGTGCGGGAGGTCGAGCCGGAGGCTGCCCAGGCATTTGCGGTTGCTGCGCTTGCGCCTGCATTTGCTGCAATACCATTTGAGCTTGTTGCTTTTGCTGCGCGGTCGGGAATTGCAGGCCAGTCATCTGCGAGAGGGTTTGTTGCGAGAACTTAGTCATCGCAATTTCACCCATGATGCGCAAGCAGTCCCGCACATACCGAGCAACCTGCTTTTGCATCTTTTTCAGCCGCAGCGTCCCCCACTGGTTTTTGATGTTTTGAGCAGTAGCCGTCTCCGAGGCTACTGACGAACCGCGCAGAATGTCACTGATGCCAGTGATTTCGTAGATAACCTGTTTGACTTGCTGGCGCTGCACATAGAGTTGCTGAAGGACGGCGACAAGCTTTTCCAGCGGCATGAGCCAGATAGACTTTTCCAGGGTTTGTCCCTGCTGCATTGCCGCCACGTTTTCAGCGGGGATCAGGATGTTGTCATCCGCAGCCAGGACTTTGTCCAGACCTTCAAGCGTCGAATCGTAAAACCCGCGAACCTTCAGTGCCTGGACAATCTTGTTAATCCGCACAGTGATGCGGTTGAGCTCCTTCGCCTGCTCTTCGTACATCGTGTACAAGGGCACGGGGACCAGCGAACTGATCTTCGGAAACAGTACCAGCGGACGCGGCATCGGGAAGAAACCGGAGAGTTGCAGGGGGTCTTCCACTTCTTTCACGAAGCCAGCAGGATAGCTGGGGGCGAGGAAGCGAACCATCCGCGTCTCTTTATCCCAGATTTCGAAGACATGCCCGAGGTCAACGCCTTCGGCGTCAAGCACCTTTTCAGTATCGTCGTCGCCGTCAGTTCCCCGTTCGGAGGCTGCTTTGCCACTGATGTTCAGTGGGATGCGATGGCCGATTTCTTCGCCGAAGTTCTTAACCAGCTCTTCCCGCGTCATGAAGTGTTCACGCGCAACCCACGGCACATCCTTCCACTGCTTCGCATAGCCGTGCAGGAATCGATCCCAGGGCACTGCTTCGCCGCAAACAGTCTCGTATTCGACCTGTTCCAGGGGCTCGGAATGAATCTCGCCGTGCTGCGCCTCAACCTCTCCTTCGCCAGTCTGGTCTTCCTGACCTTCGGTCGGGTTGTTCGGCTCAGGTTGCTCGACAATCGAGGCGTCGTACTTGAACCAAGTCACACCTTCGCCGGGAACGAGCGCCTCCAGCACGGCTTGAGTCATCAGATCATCGAATGGTGTGTAGTCGCCAAGTTCGTTGTCGATCAAGAACTCAAGACTGCGACGCGCAACATCCGAAGCCACTTTGCCCAACGGGTCGTCGTCCTTGAAGCGTCGCTGTACAACCGGCCGCGGCAAGTTGTTGTAAAGTGCCGGTGCAAGGGTCTCAGTGTTGCTGTAAAGGATGTTGAAGGGGGACTCAGCCGTCTTTCCGCCTTCGTAGAGTTTCACAATATGCGAAGCATCCTTGCGGTAGTCTTTAACCCGCTTGCGCGCGGCGTCAAGTTCCTTCAGCCACGCTTGTACCTTCGAGTCAGCCTTGGCCGTGTCGACGGCGCCTGAAAGGGATTTTCCAATGTCCATTTTATCCTCTGGGGGTCAGATTTCGGCTGCTTCCACGCGACGCTGGCGCTGCCGCTCGACAAGTTCGTTGATAGTGTACTGGCCGGGAAGTTTTGGCAAGCCCGAGCCTGCGGGCGGTGCTGCCTTCGGCACCCAGGGCCGTGACATGACAGCGTAGCGAGTTTCGTCGGCTGCGTGGTCCTCGGCTTCGGTGTCCAGGTCCTCGGGGTCAGTTTCGTCATGCTGGAGGGTTGGGAGCGTGCGGATTGTGTCTTCGCAGCAGTCGCAGAAGTAGAGCATCGGCAGGCCGTTTTGACCGACGAGCCGCTGCCGGACTTGCTCCCACCCCGCCTTACGCTTGTTGTCAGCCCGGCGCCAAGAGCACTTGTGGATCGCCATAGTCTCGCCAATGGAAGGCCCACCATCCCGGATAAAGATTGCGGGGTCAGCCACGCCATAACGAATCCGCTCACCCTTTTCGCGTTCGACAATCCCCTGCGCGACGAGATCGGCGGTCATTTTAAGCCCCTTGTTCGGGCCAGTCGAGCCATACCACTCGCGGAACTTTACTAACGCACCTTTCGGTAGGCGGCGTTCTCCAAGTTGATATTCCTTATCCAGGACCGCGTACCAGCCGACACTAAACGGCTTTGCCGACCCCCAGTCAAAGGCTCGGAAATACAACATTCCAGGGTTTCGCAAGGCCAGGAACTCTTCCGTGGGCAGAACATGCACGAACTCGTCCCACTCGTCGAAGAAAGCCCCATCAACAATGTCCCAGTTACCCTCAAGCCACGCCTTGACCAGCGCCTCCGACCCGGACTGACGAAGTCGGAGGATGTAGGTCGGGTCATTCCGCATGAGGAGCTGGTTATCCCCGATCTTCGAAGGGATGAAGACGCGGTCGAGACTGACTATTTGCTTTTCGCCGTCCAGCTCAATCTCACATTCTTCCGTCAGGAGCTTATAACCTCGTGGCGCGGGGTCGATGTAACGCTTCTTGACCCAGTTATGACCAGCGCCACCAGGGTTGCCGGTAAGGCGCATACCCACAGGAACGCCAGCGCCTGATCGGAGTGTGGCGCGCAGCTTGTCAATAGGAGCTGGAGAGGGGAAGTTGGTGACTTCCTCAACATAGACTCGGGTGTAGTTGTGGCCTTGGTACTCCTCCGCATCACTGTCCCTTTCGAGGTAGGCGAACTTCAGACGCGCCCCGTTCGCCATTGTCCAGGTTTTCTGCTGCTCGTTGTACTTTGCGCCGAGCTTCGGAAAAATCTGCTTCGTCCGCGCCACAACCTCCGCGAGCTGGACAAGCTTCCGTCGGAAGAAAATCCCGATCGCGTGCTCGCCGTAGAGGGAGGAGTGCTGCAGCCAGTCCCCGATGGAGGACTCAGTTTTCCCCCCTCCCCGCGCACCGCCGTAAAACACTTCGAAGATCGGGCATTCCAAAAGCGCAGTCTGTGGCCCTGGCTGCGGGGCCCACAGAACAATCTGCTCAGTATCAGTGCCAGTCACGGCAACTCCTCAACCTGAAGCACAGCCGGCGTTGTAACTAGACTCAAACTCAAACGAGCAGTTGCCACGTCTGCTTGCTCAGAACTTATGTCAGCGGAAGCCATAAGTGCATCGAACTGGTCTGGAACTGGAATTCCCAACGAAGTCATCGTCTGCTTTGCAAGTTCAGGGTTGTCTAGCATCTGTGCGAATTCTTCTTGAATCATTCCAGAGCTAATCCAGTGCGTTGCCGGTTCGTTGCCGTCAGCAGAAAGGGCGGTTGCAAACATTCCAGCGCCCCCCGTCCCAGCAAGTTGCTCACAGAGACTGCGGGCTTGCTCAACTACTGCATCGGCTACGACGATTGTTTTATGCACCCACATTAGTAGATACCTCCCATTTTCGAGTTGATCCATTGCTCTGCCTGCTCAAGCTGCGTAGTGTCTGTCGCTGCACCACGGATGATCAGGCCGTAGAAATGACCTTTCCAGCGCACGGAAGTACCGCCACGGCTGAATAGGTAAAGTGGGTAATTGCCGAAGTTGCCCGTGCCTTTGTCTGCTGTGCCGTCGATTGCTCCTGCGCTTGATCCGTTGCGACGAATGCGTGATAGATCGCCAGCAATGTCGTGCGTGGCGGTGATTACTGCGGAGTCTGGGGCGGGGTATAAGTTTTCGGCAAATCTAGCAGTTGTATTTGCTGACGGACCGGTAGAGCCGCGCGAAAGTGTCGAATACCTTGGGTTGCCAAGACCGTCTATGCCAGTTACGACATAAAAAGATCCTGCTGCAGCAGCGACATTCGCACTCAACTCACACAGTATCCGAGCAGTATCATCCAACTTCCGCATCCCAGCCCAGATAGTCACCTTATCCGTTGCGGTGAAGTTGATATTGCCGGTCTGGTATGAGTCATCCGTGCCGTCTACGTCGAGATAGACCGGGAATCCTACGGTGTCGTAGTCCGTTGCGGCGGCAATGCGCTGATAGGGTGGGAGTGAGGCGGGGATAGCAAATCTGTGGTCAGCTTTGCGCACGAAAATGCCGTGGCCGAAGGGGATTGTTGATATCCTATTGTTTGCAACTGCGGTGGTGCCAAAGTCAACAAATCCTGTTGCTGCGTTATCCGGCGTATAGCGCACAGTACATGCGTACCACCCATCACCTGCAGCCTGAATTGACGCAGTTAAACCAGTGCCTTGGTAACTTACATCACCAGTTTGAAGGTCAAATACAGCAACGTCAGAACTTAAGGCGCTTGGACGAATATAGGCATAGCGCACTTCGCGCATCTTTGCTTCAAACCGACTTACTACCTCTGCGCCAACTGCAAACGGGATTCCATTCCTGCGAAGCATGTGCTCGGTGTTGCCGGCATCCAGGCAATCAATCGTATTGACCGTTGACGTCACCCTTGAGGATGTTCTTTCCCAAGCCGCATTACTAAAATCCTCGCTATACGTCAGCAGGTTATACCTCGCCCGGAGTACGCCACGGGCAGTTGTGGTAGCTTGCGATGCGTGGTTTCCTCTGCCTGACTTGTCCAGTATGCGCCCCACAGGCTGCTCGACAGCAGTAACCGGGATTGTCCCGGCTGCGTCTTGGAAGAGTGTTGCTGTGTTGATTGCGGTTAATTTCTCGCAGCGGATGTTGTCCACATAAGCAATACGGGACGGATAGTTTACATTTAAGTCGATCAGTAAGTTTATGTAAAACGGCGCGTCAGCGTAAAAACTAAAGTCGGCGGCTGATACCGCGCCGATTGGATGTGCATTTGGATGTGACGCTGCTATGTACGCATCGTTAGATACATACCTTGCCTGCAACTGGCAAAAGGTTTGCATTGACACGTTCTGGACGTTTCCGCGAATACGATACCAGCCTGCGCCATTGAAAGGCTGAGTTTGTCGCAGAACGGCATTGAAAACTACATTTGTCGCAAAGCATTTTGCGCGACCGCCATCAACGATAACATCTGCCTTAGCAGTCCAACCCGTCAATCCATCGTCAAACCCGCCATTGACTACACTGTTAGGCCCCAACTCCGACATATACCTGTCGAAGTCGCTTATGTCATACCAAAGCCCTTGTTCGCCGTTAGCGAAGAGGGAGGCGGGAGAGAATGGTGCGAGTATTGGCAGCAGCTCTTCCACCGACCCATTCTGTAACAGCGCCAGCACCCCCTGCGGAAGGGTTTCCAGTAGCGCACCCAGCCGTTCTAGTAGATGCCCGGCCGGCACCCCCGCAAGATCGCACAGCGCGTGGAGGTCTCCCTCATAACTGTATGCTGTCGCGGTGTTCGCGCGCACATATGCCTGAATTTCCGCCGTAGTGCTCATAAACAGTCCTTTAAGTTAGTGAATTAGGCCGCGTGTTCCAGCGTCATCCCGACCGGCCCATGCGCCTGTGCCCATTCTGCAGCGCTTGCCGATTTCGGGGGAAGTGCTACAACGAAGTTTTGCTGGACGTTGAGGTTCTGCTGCCGCGCGCCGTACCCGAGGGCTTTAGAGGTGATTTCCAGTGCTTTCAGCGCCGTGTCCGGATTCTGGGTCGCGGAGAGCTTGTCCAGGACTACGTCCAGGCTCTTTGAGGCAAGTGCGCGAAGCTTTTCGTCAATAGACAGCACGAGCTGCGGGTCCACAACCTCCATTTTCCGAGCCGCCAGCCGGGCTTGAAACGCATCCGAGTTCATCACCCGCGAGAGCCAGCCTTGGGTGTAGCCGAACTGCGCCGCGAGCTGCCCCTGCGAGACCGCTGGATTCGCGATAATCATGTCAATCAGCGCGTCGTGGGTGTATTTCACCCGCTGGATCGCTCCCGCCGCGCTTTCCGTTCCCATCAGTGGTTCAGCCATGTCAGTCCCCTTATGCGTGTGCGGAGATCAGTTAATCGTGACGGGATTGTAGGCTGGGCGCCGCGCGTTGTCAAGCGCGAGCCGGCGGAAACCTGTGGGCTATCAGCTACCCCTAGCCTCCGTGAAATACCCATGAGTTACGGGCGAGTAATACGCGGGAGAAACCAACTCAGGCCTAGCGTGTGGGTGTGCTATGCGGCTAAACCACCAGGCCACCGACCCCCCGGCTCCGGCAAGCCACCCCCCCCCCCCAAGGGGGATGACGCGGCGGAAGCTGAATGCGAATGATTATCATAAGCATTCGCGGGTGCGGGGAGGGCGCGGGCGCGGCAGGCTGGCATGTGAATTGCTACGCGGGTGCGGGCGCGTGTTTTTGTTTATTGGCGTGGGACGGCGGGTGGTCAGGTCAAAATATTTTGCCGGGGGGTATTGACATCGGCGGCTGCCGCGCCGATAATGCGATTGTGCAATGTCGCACGACAATTGATGAGGCTCCATCATGGAAACAAAACGCAACACAACTATCTCCGCCACTATTGTTACAAACGAGACTGATAACCGCCCATGTGCGTTACATTTGAAATTTGCTAACGGGCAGGAACTGGCGATTACAGCCAGCCAATTGACTAACCACGTCATGGAATACGCGATTTTTCACGGCTTGAAGCAGAAGCTTGTGGACGCAGCCGCGATCAGCCGCAACCCCGAAACGGGGCGGGCGGCGACGGTCGAGGACAAATTCCAAGCCGTCAAAACCGTGTATGACCGGCTGCTGGCCGGACAATGGAACGCGACACGCGAGGGGAGTGGGGCCACGGGCGGATTGTTGTTGCAGGCTCTGGCACGGATGTACGCCGGTCGGAAGACCGCCGAAGACATTAAGGCGTTTCTGGCCGAGAAGTCTGACGCGGAAAAGGCCGCGCTGCGCAAAAACCCACGCGTAGCGCAGATCATCGAGGGCATTCGTGCCGAGACAGGCAAGGCCGCGTCAATTGACACGGACGAGCTGCTGGGCGAATTGGATGATGTGGGCGGGGAGGGAGCTTGACCATGCGCACGAAACCCACCCGCACCCAGTCTGGGGCGATCGCCGTCTGCCAACCCGATGTGAATGGATGGGACATATCCTATAACCCGGATGACGCCCGATGGTATGTCGCGCGCCGGGTACGGGACGGTGAATTGGAATTCGTCGCCGATTTCGCTGACCGCCGGAATGCTCTCGCATGGGCGAGGCGACATACCCCCGGCTAACCCCACGGCCAAGCCAGCGCCCCATCCCCAAGCCCACGGCTAACCCCGTGGGTTTTTTTTTCTTCGCCTATCGTTTGTCGGTCGGTTTCTGGCCGTAGGCAATCCCCGGCAACCCCATTTCCCGCCCCGTGGTGACGTTTTCCGGGCGGGGATAGGGTAGGGTAGCCAGAACGCCCGAAACCCCGCCATGGGCCGTTTATGCGCGTTTGCGGGGCATGTGGATAAGTCCCATAGTTATCCACAGGTTATCCACAGCCACCACCCGACTGACGTCATGTACAAGGGCGGGGCAGGCTGTCGCCCGAAATCCCGGCGCATTACGGGCTGGTAATCCCCCGGCGAAATCCTCCTCCTGCCGTTTCCTCGGCGTTGCCTGCGATTGTCCTGCAAGTCTCCTGCGAGTATCGGGCGGGTTTCTGGTGTTTGCTGTTTTCGGAGCCACCCCCCGTTCCATCCGTCCTGTCTGCGAGTTCTCCTGTTGTAATATTTTTTTTTGTTTAAAGCCGTATCAACCGGGAAGGATAAGAGGCTAGGGGTGGCTCCGATTATAGCGAACCCCGGAAACGCGCGGATTATTCGCAGAATACTCGCAGGCAAATCGCGGATAACTTGCGGAAAACTGATTGACTCCTGCCCGGTGGGTGGGTAACGTGGTGGGGGTGGTTGCTTGGGGACAGGTTTCCCCCGGACCAATTTCGCAGCCCGCATACCAATTTCTACCTGAAAGGATTATCATGGCACACAAATTCACGAAGGAACACCTCATTCTTCACGCTGTATGGAGAAAGGCTTTTACCGATGGGCAAGTAACAATCCCTGTCAAATCCGCATCAGACGCCACACGGCTTCGCTTCAGCCTTTACAACTCCGTTAGACCTGTTCGGGAAGGGAAAGTGGTTTCCCCCGACCTCCTGCAGGCAGTGCAAGAATGCTCGGTTCGGATCGAAGGCTTGAGTGTTGTGATACAACTCAAAGCAAACACCGAACTGATGCAGGCAATCGCGACCTCGCTCGGTGGGGCAGAGGCTCTGGAAGCGGCGGCAACTGTTGTACCGACCTCGGTGGAAACACAAAAAATCGAGGATAGCCAGCGGAAACTCCTGGAAAAACTCGAACAAGACGCGCAGCCAACGCGAGTTACGCCGTATTACACTCGCTGAAAGGGTTTCCACCATGCCAATTTGGTCAGACACGCACAGGCCCGGTGACTATGCACAGCCATTCCACCTGCCGTACCTTAACGGGCCGGGGAAGTTCCTCATCGCATCATCTCCTGAAGAAAAGGACGTTCGTCGCGAAGGAAAGCGCTTCAATGCGTTCAAGGCCTCGCTCCGACGTTACACTATGCACCCGACAGCGCAGCGCGCAAAAAAGCTTTCCGCCCGGATTTCTTACGAGAAGGAAGGCAGGCTTTGGGGGGCGTGGGTCACAACGACTTGGAATTCGACACTGATCGAAGAGGTTGAAAAGCTTGTTTTCAACGTTCCATAGTTTTCGGTGAAGACATGCGCAAAACCTCTTGACGGGCTTAGAGCCTCCTGCTAACGTTCATCCATCGACGGCAAACGCGGG